TGTATATTTTGGTGTAGCGGATTTAAATATCCTTTTAGAATTTTCTAATTCTTCTTTATTGAATTCTGTCATCCGTGAGGACCTGCCATATTTTCGAACTCTGCATTAGCTGCTTGTTCAGCTAATAATGAAATTTGTTCTTCACTTAAACCTGGTGATTTCATAGAAATGAATTCATAGTATTTGTCGAAAAGATTTTCTAGAATCATATCATTTACTGGGTGACTCATTATACTAAACCCCCATTTCTTTTTCCGCCTGCACAATATCCTGATAAATATCCTGGACCATATTGTCTCATACCTTTGATTATATATGGACGTCCATTTAACAAGTTACCTCGTGCTTTATTAAGAGCTGGAGCTGCCCAGCTTTTAGCTAAAAGAACATCTCCTACTTCAAAATCAGAATGTTTTAAATTAATAAAACCCCATACTGATCTACCAGAACCATCACTATCTTGTCTAATGATTTTGATAAACTTTTGACCTTTTTTAGCGTTAACTTCAATTTTACCCGCTAAGCTTGGAAAATCTTCATCATGTGCTTTTACAATATCAGCACATAGTTGATCGATTTTTTCGTTTAATTTTTCTAATTGTTGCATAATACTCCTTACTTTTTTATTTTATAGGTACCATTATACCATAAAAAAGGGGGTTTGTAAACCCCCCTTTCGTGACTTTTTCGTAACAATTTACTAAAAGTTATAGTGTATTCCAAGTGATGCTGAATCCATGAATTTGCCGTGTCTGGCTTCTTCTAGGACCATCAATGAGAATCCCCATTGGCCAACATCTTTAGAAACGGTAAATCCGATAACGTCTTCGCCATCATCAAATCTTCCGTAATTTAGTTCAAGGTCAACAACGGATATATAGGGTAATGTATATCCTAACTCAAGATATTGAGAATCTGAATTATCAACGTTTATATTATAATCTATATCTAGACCTTTATATGAAACGCCAACAACAGCTTCCTCATAACTCTCTGGTAGCATATCCCAGTCATAATGTACAATTCCACCTCTAACAGATAAATCGTCTGTTAAAGATATTGCATGACCTGCATATACCCAAGTATTAAGTTCGTCGCCCCACTCGTGACCGAGTGCGCTCGTGCCCTTTACAACTTTACCTCCAAGGAACCATCCTTTATGATCAACCATAAGGTTAAGATCTAAAGCTGTTCCATTACTCATATTTGCACCTCTAAAGAAGTGATCGGAATCTAATCCGACTGAGCCTTGTACGCCTGCTGACGCAACTGGAGTAAAGATAAATGCTGCAATTAATGCTGCAGTCGCGAAAAGCTTATTCATTATGCCTCCGCCTTAACTAGGGTGTAAATACCCCAAAGGACTGCAATCCAAGCGAGTAATTTCGCTAGACCACCAAAGAGAATAACTGATCCGCCAGCTGCTATCAATAGCAAACCGTCGAGACTAGTTCTTTCTGCAACTCTCTCCATTATCCAATCTTTTGCTTTTACTAACATATTATTTTCCTCTATATTTTAAATTCAGCATAAGGATCGCTTTGCTCTCCCTCACCAAATTTATTTATTGGTTTGTCAGGACCAAGGTCTGATATAATATCAGTTTGGGCTGACTCTTCTACATCGTATAACTTCATGCGGGAACGATCTATACCAACTACAAAACGCTTATATTTGGTTGGATCGTTATAACGATTCTTCAATTGTTTTACCAGTATTTGACCTAAGTCCTCAAGTTCCTCTGTTGATATGAGAGCGAACATGAGGTCCGCCGTCGCTGGCAAACCAAATGATTCCGAAGTGTCCTCTAATCCTACATCAGTATTACTATAACCAGATCTAGTCGTTTGCGTTGCACTCACGATTGGGACATTAAACTCAACTGCTAAACCTCTTAACTCTTCCGCAATAGATTTAACATATGAGTAAGTATTTATGCTTCCACCGAGCCCACGGACGCGGCTAGACGCACAAATATTCAGATAATCAATATAAATGATATCTGGCATGAAGTTCTTTTTCAACTTTAATTCATTTAATAATGCTCTAAAGTGACCTGTATGCGCTGCACCTGTTGGGTATTCTTTCACTATAAGTTTACCAATAGATGCTTTCGCGATGTTCTGTATTTTAGAATCGAATACATTTTTAGGTAATGTATTTAATTGTTGGATTGGGTAATCCATAAGGTTTGCATCGATTCTTTCTGCAATCCTTTCTTCTGCCATTTCCATAGTAATATAAAGAACGTTTTTACCTATCTCTAAATTAGCTGCTGCACAATGGCACATGAAAAGTGATTTACCTACACCGGTACCTGCCATGGCGATGTTCAAGGTTTTATTCGGTAAACCACCTTTCGTTATTTTATTAAAGTAATCTAAATCCCACGGAATTCTTGTTTCGGTGGTGTTATAGAAATCGAATCTGTCCGAAGAGTTATCGATATAATCGTGACCAATATTTGGATCAAAATTAACACCCAAAGCATTCGATAGTATTTCTGGAATTGCGCCTTCACCTTTATCTTTCCCTTTGCCATCAATGATCTGAATCGATTCCATAATAGCATTATAGATTGCCCTATCTCTGCACCATTTCTCTGATTCATTAACTAAGTAATCTATATCTATATCTGATTTCTCTTTTATTTCGCTTATAAGCGCGTTAGATTGCGTTAAAACATCATCTGCTGCACTAACCTTTTTAAGTTCTAATTCTAATATTTTTCCTGATGGAATCTTATTATGTGTAGATACAAAATCAACAATAAGGTCAAACACAATCTTATGTGTTCCTTCGAAATAATCTTTCTTAAGAAAAGGTATTACTCTTCTGCAGTAATCCTCATCATTAATCAGATGATTTAGTATGTGTGTCTGTATTTGATTCGTTATGTCCAATTCCAATTATTCCTACATTATTTTCTTCTGCATAATCTAAAGAGTCTTCCATTATATGCTGGAGTACTCCACCTATATAGTTTCGAAAGTCTATATCATTAATAAGATCTTCTTCTTCGAAACTGCCCGAATCTTGGATGTTATAGGTAAATGCAAGGGTTGCTATATCCAATTCTGGTGATTCTTTTATTTTTACCTCACCATATATGTATGTAACATTTTTCCACTTACCTGTAGTTAGTTTAACACCATAGAATTCCACATCATTTGATTCTACCAATTGATAGTCTTTTTCTGTGATTTCCATTACTCTTCCTCTATATCTAATTCGACATCTAGAAGGGGGACTTGTCCAATTTGGTAGTGACCTTTGATGAATTCACTGAAGTCTGTGTCTTCAAAAATCGGTGTCCAAAATTCTTCGTTGAGAGTGTCTTTCTCACGGCATTTAGGATCGATGAGTTCTCCAGTGTCTCTATCAACACGGCAATACCAACCGACATTAGGCTTAGCAACATAGCCGCCAGCAAGAGCAACGTCCAGAAGACCAGAGTAACGCTCAATACCACCTTCCCAAGAAACTGCGATAGGAACCTTTGACTTTTCTCTAACAAATCTCGATTTTTCAACGTTGATAACAAAATTATATCCTGTAACTTCTGTTCCCGCTTTCTTTTGTTGTCTGCCAATAATCCATATATTATCAGCTGAGTAGTAGATACCAGTACCTCCACTCACAATAGCTTTTGGAAACAGTCCCATCTCTTGATAGGTATGATTAACAGCTAAAAGAGGAATATCTTTCATAGTTAAATATGGTGTGACCATCCTAAATAATCCTTTTAGCGCCTTGGCTCTTGACATATCAGCAACTGATTTTTCATTTAAAGCATCTTCCAATTCTTTTTTGGATGCCAAATTACCAATCGAGTCAATGATAACAATTACCTTTTCTTTCCTTTCCAGTTGTTCTAGTTGATTCACTAGGTCGAACTTAAGTTGTTCTACATCTGTAATTGGGGTATGTAATACTCTATTAGTATCAATTCCAAATGATTCAAAATAACTTTGGGGTGAACCAAACTCTGAATCATAGAATAGTAATACAGCATCATCATACTGTTTTAAATAATCAGCTGCGATTAATAACGCAAATGATGTTTTAAAATGTTTTGAAGGACCAGCTA